CATTGTTTGAAGGGGTAAAGGTAAGGTTTGCGGCTCCGCTTTCCTCAAACCGCAGAGACTGGTCAATGGTTGTGCTGTAAAATGAACCTAGCGCACCGCCGGGATCACCCTTGCCGCCTAGTCCAGCACCATTTGCTTGAAGAATACTCATATTATGTCAGTGCCCCTGATACAGAAACCAAAACTCTATTGTCGCCCGTTGCAGCTTTTACAAAGTAGGCTAAGTGATACACACCAGCAGTAGACAGACTGGTTAACGCAGATGCATTGATAGCTACCATAGCGTTGGCAGAAATTGTGCCGCCGCCAGCAGTTAAGAAGATATTACCTGATTGACCTGCTACAGTGTTGCTAAAGGTAAGTTCATCGTCACCTGTTGTAGTAGCTTGGAAGTTGGTGTTGTCGGTCAAGTCAAAGGTAATTACGTTGCTAGATGGTGAGTCGGTTGTGATGGCGTTGGTTCCGTCTGAACTCAAAGCACGGCCTGTTACCTGCACACCATTCGAAATGGTTTCAAACTTCTTTGCGTTGTCGTAGTATATATCGACACCGTCGTTTACATCCATAGTGATGTACGTTTCGGTGCCTGTGTCGCTGCGAAGCGTGATACCGTCGCCTTGAACGTTTAACTCGCCTGTGTTGTTTTCAATAAAGCTATCTGTGCCATTGTGGTATAGCTGCAAGTCGGTTCCGGCACCGATGTTCAAGTTTTCGCTATCGCCAAGAACCAGCCCGTCGGATGTTACTGTACCAGTAATACTGACATTGCCTGTACCAGTAATATCGTTGCTGTTAAGATCAAGGTTGCCGCCAAGCTGTGGCGTAGTATCTTCGACAACATTACCTATACCCCCAAGATCATCATTGAAACCCGACAAAGCAATGTTAGCTTTAGTCAGCTTTTTCTGATTTCCGCCAGCATCGACTACGGCGAAGAAGTCACCGTCACCGTCTGAAACCGACGTGGTGAGTTCGTTCAAGTCGAGAGACAGGGTGTGTGAAGTTCCTTCTCCGGTTGCAGCCCCGGTAGAAGCAAGACCTGTACCTGCAGTAATGTCCTGTACGTAATCACCCGTGCTGTCGGTGCCCAAAGCAACTGAGTTGGCTTGAATTGTAGCTGTGCCTGTTACGTTGCCTGAACCGTCAAATGAGGCAGATGTCCATACCACATCGCCTGTCATTCCAATCGTGCGTCCTGTTGCAAGGGCAGTAGCTGTATCGGCATTGCCAGTCACGTTACCAGTTACATTACCTGTAACATTTCCTGTTACGTTACCAGTTACGTTTCCCGTGAGAGCCGCTGTTACTGTCCCTGCAGAAAAGTTACCGCTTGCATCTCTAAATACGATGGTGCTTGCTGTGTTGGCGTCGGTTGCATTTGACGTAACAGTAAAGGTAGCAGTTTCCGCATTGGCAGAGCCGCTAAGACCGTTGCCTGACGTTGCCCCCTGTTCCACGTAGGAGCCTGTAGTTTTGGTCCCTAGTGCAACGGAGTTTGCTGCAACCTGTGTAGCCGTAACAGAATTAGCCGCCAAACCACTAGACGTGATAGGCGGTCCTTCTCCTGATGTCCCATCGTGACTGTGACCTGTGGAGCCGTTGAACGCAGCTACAATTGCGTCGAACTCACCATCCAAGTCAGCAGCGTTAATAACGTTACCGTCCGCAATGTTGTTTGGGGTATCGTTACGAGTGTATCCTGTACCCATATCTATTATCTCCTTCCGTAGAGTCCGTATTGTATGGATGCGGAATCTACGGTAAATGTCGAGTCGGTTGTTTGCCCTAGTGTTTCGTATAGGATTGATACGGTAAATCCTGAACCCGTTACTGGCTCTTCGTAAATGTATCGGGCTTTATTGCCATACGAAGATGTGCCATATATACCTGCACCATAAACAACGGAACTTGCACTTGCATTGTTCAAAGTAACTGGTAGTGGTTGCACCGAACCCGTCTGATCAAAGTCATACTTGATTGACATCTGCAGTTCAAATGCACCGTCTGCATCGATGTAACTTGTGTTACGGAATACTGTCTTTCTCAAGTTAGGGTCTTGAAGCGGAACATACGGGGTTGCAAATGTTGCCGTGATGTTAGTTCCGTCGAAAGTATTGCCCTGTTCCATTCGATACAAATAATCTAGTTCGTTTCCAAAGTAGATAAATTCTGTGTTGCCATCATATTCACTAAAGGTACTGTATGCCTTTATACCGCGAATATCATTCCAAGAGATACCTTCCTGTAGTTGCGTCCCAGCAATCGACTTTGCTCCAGAAGTCTGATACGTTGCGTTGTATCCAAAAATACGATACTGGCTTTTTTCTCTAATAACTACGCTACTAAAAGAAGAACTGCTAGATATCAAATCTAACATGTCTGTCTGTATAGGTTTAGATATTACCCCTAATGCAAAGTCGCCTACACGATCCGTAGCTGAAAAAGTACGCAAACCGTCTGGGCCTAAAAATATAATGTCACCACCAATTTCTTGAATTGTATCTTCCGCTACACAGCCCAAGTCTCGTGAGACAGGTTGAAGGGCAAAGTCTGCTACGCTATTACCAACCAGTCTATTTATTTTATTTTCACTAAAGATAACTAGTTGTTCACGAAATACAATTAAACCAGTTATATTGTCAGCTATATTTATTATACCACCACCAGACGCACTTGTAAAGTCCGTATCGCTATATGGTGCAGAAAAAATAAGGTTTTTGCCCTTTCCAAGAAAGATGTGATTCTTGAAATTGACTATGTGCGTACATCCTAGCGTATCATTGGATAGTCCGGTTTCTTCTCTAAAGGTACTGTTATCAAAAGTAAATGGTTTGTTTCCTGTGTCGCCATCAACAACCATAAACTTTTCAGTACCAGTAAAGTCATACTTTAAGAAACGAACCTTGCTAGACCCAGACCCTATGTTAATTCCTGTGCTGCTAAATGTAGCATTATTAGTTACTTCCGTCCAGCCTGAACCGGCGGATCTAAATATGCCATTGCCCCGTGCCACGTAAACGTTATCACGGTAGCGAAGAATGCCACGAATAACCCCGGAGTTTGGTATGCCGTTTGAATCGTACTTTTCAAATCCTTCGATACGGCGGTATCCACCAAAAACCGACGGTTCAAAGTTTCGTAATATCCGTGCACTTCCGGGGGCTGTGATACCGTGCTGCAACTGAGACAGGTTAGTTATTAAGCCGCCCTTCAATTCGAATATGTTGGTATTCCAACGATCCGGCATTTAAATAGCCCTTGCGTAGACGTTTTCGTTTACATTCTGTACCCGCATACGCTTCATGCCTGATTCAAACTTTTGGAATGACACACGTGCTGACTCTAAATTGTCACGGAACATATATGCGTAGTACATGCCCCCGTCTACAATTACGTGTCTATAACGAAACGGAATAGTGGGAACATCTGTAGCGTTAATTAAATCTGCGGGAAACATGTAGTATTCGTATTTAATTGAATAGGCTGCATCTGGTATGGGTGCAAAAATAATATCGCTGTCTTGTGCACGAACGACGTATTCTGGTGCAGACCCTTGAGATGCGGTCTTATATTCTTCATCAATAAACCGACTCACGTATTCATCGTAAGATAGCTGCGTTAACTTACGAGCACTTTCAACTAAGGGCGTGGTGCTTCTTTGTAACCGTACTGTATCAAAGTCTACGTACTTTGAGTTTGTAGGCAAAGGGTAACGCAGTTGTCCGGCAGTTAGAGTTATTTCATCAAAGTTGTGATTGAATGGGAATGCAAAGTGTGACTGGTTTATATCACGAATAGCTGCGTTTACAGAGTCTTTTAGTTGAGAAAACACCCCTGTGGCAGTAGCGAAGTTGGCGGCAGTTAACTCTGTCTCGTTCAACCGACGGGCAATATCGTTTGTTAGTCCCAAAAAATCGTATGCCATCTAGTTTTTCTCCACTACGCGAAGTCGTGCTTCCTGCTCAAATATAGTCGAGATGCTTGTCGTCATCCGGCAAATAATATTGTATTCTTGAAAGTTGGTTCCCAAGCCTAAGTACAAAGTAGCCACTGTGTCGGTATTTGTATTTGATATGTGCTGAAGGCCGTTTACAATACTGCCTTGTGCAAAAGTTATAAACGAACTTGTTGTTGCATCAAAGATCTTCCAAGTCACACTGCTAATAGTGTGTGTTTCTAATATGTTTGTCCAGTCGATAGAATAATCTACCACATCATCTGGATCTTTATCTTGCCACTTAATAGACATTACGCAACCCTTCTTGCTTGTGACGGGGTTAGTATGAATGTTCGAACTTTACTATGTCCAAGTACAGGAATGACTAAGGTTACGCCTGTGTACGTTCCTGCACCGATAGATCCTGTCATACCTACAGATGTGACGCGGTGGGTGTTTGATAAGGTAAAACTACCGACAAATCCTGTAGCACTAACGCCAGCAATACCTTCGTCCGAATTTTCAAATACGGTGTTGACAGAGCCTGTTGCAGATACACCCGTCGGAACAACTTTTAAATTTTCACGTACGCTTCCTACGCTTCCGGTTGCCGATACGCTGTCTATGATTTTGGTTTGGGATGGACCGCTGGCTGTAACGCCGCCAGTTTCAGCCGTAGCGGACACGCCAACAAGACGCTCTGATATGTCGATTTCAAAACCATTTACAGCTACGGTTTGAATTTGACCTGTTCCAGAAACACCTGTCAGAG